TCTTTGTTGGTATATGGAACTCTAGTGGCCCATGCTCTATTATTAGGTAATATATGTTCATAACTCTTAAACGGAACTTTTAACGTTTCACCTAACAGCAATGATTTAAACCCTGTACAATCTACAAATAAATCAGCAGTGACATGTTGTCCAGATTTTAAGATAAGTTCTTTAATACCATTATCATCTACTAAAGCAGTTTCTACTTCGTCTGATATATGAGTTACACCTTTAGGCACACAATGATAATCTCTTAACCATGCACCTAGCTTGGCCGCATCAAAATGAAATGCCGTATCATTATAAAAATCAAAGTTATCAAGATTACCACTATTAGCAGTAGTTAACGTATTAGCATTAACCATTGCCATCTGCGGATAATAACAGTTAACATAGTCTACAGATGGCGTATCTGGGTATAGTGCTTTCTTTATGAACCAGTCATCTCGACCGTGTGCGGTGTTATTTAGAAATGCATTACCAAACGGATAGTACCATGCTCCGCTGTCTTTTCTATAAAAGTTATTAAACTTTATAGCCATTTTATAACTAGCATCAGCAGCCTTCATAAAATCATCATCACGAATGCCTACCATTCTTAACCACGCACGTATACCGCCAACGGTACTTTCACCAACGCCTACAGTGGGAATATTAGCACTTTCGATTACAGTAACGTTTATACCAGTAAGCTGTGTAATCAAACTAGCCGCAACAATCCATCCTGCGCTACCTCCTCCCACTATTACAATATTTTTCACTTGATTACTCATACTTGAAACCTTAGATTGCCAGCAATGCTTATTCTATATTCGTCACTAGTGTAAAATGGAGCCACACTATGACTTAATTCACTTGGAAACAATAACATTGTATTTTCATATGTATTGTCAGCAGGTATGATCCAGCTGTTTAATTTTCCTAGAATATTAGTATAATGAAAACTAAACGTACCAGCCATTGGTTGTAAGCTATTAGCTCCTGGAGAAAACTTTCTTTCAGTCTCAATGTTGTACGGTATTTTTAACCAAATAACAAAACTTAACATTCCAGTATGATTATGTGGAGGATTAAACTCATGCTTTGCCATAAAGTTAACCCATGGATCAATAACCATCAAAGGTAAGTCTTTTGTCAATATCCAGTTAGAAGCTACAAAATCATATTTTTTATCATACTCTGCTACACGATTAATAATAAGATTATTTAAATGCATCTGGGAGTCAGCTAATTTAAACTCTCGTTTAATATTACCAACTAGTTTATCGTTGTGAGGAGTTGCTAAAGAAAAGTCTTGTTCTATCCGTGCAACTTCATCCCATATAGGAGCTAGTTCGTCGTCAGTTAGTTTTGATTTCAATACACCTAGATTAGGAAAATTAAAAAAGTCTATATTCATGGTTTATAAGGGCATTCAGTTGCCTTTGCTTTTTCTAAGGCAGCATATCTTTCTTTTAAAGGTCTGTTTGTATCAGCTAATCTAATATCACAACATATTTTTGCATCATCCCATGGATTAGGTTGTTCTACTAGTTTAATCTGCTCAGTAGAATAAAACTTAAAATATGCTAAGGCATCACCTTTTTTAATTTCGATCTTGGCCTTTGGAGTTTTAACTTCAAATGCTATCTCAACTGATCTCGTCCATTTACTAATATCAAATTCTCCAGGAATAATAGTTGTCTTTTCAGTAAAATCGTTGTAATGAAAAAATGCAGGTAACAGTTGAATCATAGTTGACTCATCAGATTGAAATGTTAACAACCAATCAATACCTAATAAGGGGTATTCACTTATTCCTCTATTGTCATCAAACAAGAATCTAGTGTCAATAATAGTATCAAAGACTTCTTGACTTAGATTATCGCAAAATATTTTACCGTTACCTGTTTTGCTATCAACATCAATGTTTATTGTAATATCAAAGGGCGCATGAAATATAAAGGTATTTTTTAAAAAATCAGTGTGTGCAGGACATTTCATAAACACTATACCCTTTCTCTCAGCAATCATGTGTTTAGACAACGAAGAAAAAGGATTGTAGTCTTCTGGCAACAACGGTTTAACACACTCTGGGTGATCTACATACCACCCACTGCTAGTAACAAATGACCAATTTACTGTTTTCATATATTTTTTAATGTATTAGTGAGTTCTGATATTCTATCTATCTCAGTACTATGGTGCCTACTCCAAACATGCCGATGTTTTTCATGCTCTACATAGTTTCCAATTATCAAATCTAATGCAGTATCTTTACTTAGATTAGTATTTCGTTGCCCAACAGTATAACCTAGTTGCATCAACAATAAAGACCAGTTTGCCCCAGTAAACATATAATCATATTTCCCGTCATACGGAACGCTCACCTGCGGGTCCGCCAACTCAGCAATTTGATGAAGCATTCGATCTGATGTAGTATAAGTGTCTTTAACAAATTGCCAAAATTTACTAGTTCTATTATTGTTAGCATAATGAGCACTAACAAAATCAACACAATCTTCAAATAATATACTCATTGTTAGATTAAACTTTTCTTTTTCTAATAAGCTAACATGTCTTTCTTGAATAGCATTATGCAATCTAGTGACTCCAATAGTTATTAGACCTATTCCAGTACTTTCAAGAGGCTCAACAAACCCAGCACTTAATCCGATATTAACAACATTGCCACTCCATTGATCTTGTACATAAAACGGATCCCAGTCGATTACTCTTATTTTATCTTTAGAGATTCGACCTTTCCAATACGCAGTAAAATAATCTTTGGCCTCGTCTATGCTAGTAATATTTCTATTAAAGATCATACCGCTGCCAATCCTTGAAGAGACTCCAATTTTCCATAACCAGCCGTGGTCAGTTGCATCACATACAGCATATGGTTTAAACTCAGTAGTTCTATCCTCATATGGCACTTGACATACTACCGCAGTATTAACGAACAATCTATCAGATAAGTCTTTACGATGCTTTGGAGTTCTCAGCACTTGTTTAAAACCTGTACAATCTATATACAAATCACTTTCTATAATAGTTCCGTCAATCAACTCTAGTCTACTAACGTGATCTGATTCATCTGCTACAACGGTAACTACTTCAGATCGGATTATATTAATTTTAGTTTTTAATTTTTCTTGTATGTATACTATGAGCTTACCACAATCTATATGATAACCATATATTTCAGGTTTAGTTAAATCAACAGTATTATGAACTAATGAAGACTCGTATACTGCCATAGCATATTTTTTAAAATCAAGTTCCTGATTTTGACTCCATAGATCCCAGAGTCTAACAGTAGTAGATAGTTGTCTATTACCTTTAAGGAAAGGATGCCAAATATCATCGCCCTCGTGCCGCCAGTTTGTGAATAGTATACCAGACTTAAATCCAGCATCTATTTCGCTGATCCATTCATCAAGCGGAAATCCACATTCTTCCATAAATGGTTTAAAACTTAGCAAAGTCGCTTCGCCAACCCCAATAGGATTTCCAACTTCTTTATCAATGACTGTTATTTCTATGTTTGGATTATTATGATGCAGGTACGCTGCCGCAAGCCATGCACTTGTACCACCGCCAACAATAGTTATATTTGTGATTTTCATATCAATACTTATCCTATCTGCTTACGGCGGTTACTAAATATTGAACTATGAAAATAATAGACGACTTTTTACCAGAACTAGCATTTAAAGAGTTACAAGAAAGAATAATGCATCACGAGTTTCCTTGGTTTTATATTGATCAAGTATCGTTACCCCCAAATCATAATCCTATTATAGACCCGCTAGCAAAAGAGACTGACGGTTTTAATCATATAATGTTTGACAGAGATGTAAAAGCGTTAAGTTTTACATTTGAATACTTTACTGAGTTTTTTAACCAGTTAGCACAACTAGGGTTTACAGATAAACAGCTAATAAGAGCTAGGGCCAGTATGAAAACTCCTAAGATAGGGTTTACTGAAGACAACTATAACTTACCGCACGTTGACTATTATTACCCGCATCATTCGCTAATATATTATATAAACGATAGTGACGGTGATACTAGAGTATTTGATCAATGGTTTACCCCAATACCGGGTCAAGTAGGCATCGGATATGATAGATTTACTACAGAAGCACGTATTAGTCCTAAGGCAAATAGATTAGTATGGATTGACGGATTGCAATATCATACAGCTAGTAATCCTATTAACTCTAGTCGTAGAGTTATTATTAATATTAATTTGGATCCAATATGATCAAAAAACATGCATTTCCTATCCCAATAGTTACTTGTGTTATTGACGAAGCGATCATTGATAACTCGTTAAGGTTAGTAAATGAGTTTGTTGAGTCTACAGGATTTACAGAACCGGCTGCACCTGGTGAGTTATTGACTACATTTTATAAAGATAAAAATTTTTTAGGAAATCTTAACGATCGTGCTTTATTAAATGTTATTAATGAAAAGACCCGCGAGTTTTTTGAAATATTAGGATTTAGAAAAGAGAACTGTTTTATAGAAATAACGTCGTGGCTACAATACAATCAGCCAAACTCTTATTTTGTAAGGCATGACCATTATGGTGCGTTAACTAGTGGAGTTATATATTTGCAAACTTCGCCAGACTGCGGCAATTTGATGTTTCATAATCCCTTAGAAGCACGTAGGGTAACTACTACATTTTTTGATCGTATTAAGCATGAAGAAAATGACTATAATTTTAATCATGTTAGTTATACTCCAGTTAAAGGAGAAATGATTATGTTTGAATCTTGGTTACAGCATTCAGTTGGTAAAAACTTATCTAATGAAAATAGAATTGCTATTTCGTTTAACATATGGGCGGACCGTGATGGCAAAGATTGAAATGTGGTTTCCTGTTACGGTATACAGAGAAGATCAAATAATTAGTAAAGAAGATAATGACAAACTAATCAAGCATTGTATAGCACTACAAAACTCTACGCCGCAAGGCGGATCTGATTGGGTAGGTGGTACTTATAATACACATGGCACACATGATCTAAGTAAAGATATTATGATGGATTCTGTTATTGAAGTAATAACAGGGCACGTTAATAACTTTGCACAAATGCACGGATGTACCGGCACATATACTAATAGCTATTCTTGGATTAACATAGCTACAAATAAAGATTTTCAAGAGTTTCATACGCATAATGGAAATATTTTTAGTGCAGTTTATTATATTTCAGCACCTGAAGGTTCGGGCAAGATAGTATTTGAAGACCCTAAAGAACCAGATATGATGCCTTTAAAGTCTATTGCTGAGAAAAATACACTCAGTTATACTAGAACAGGTTATACACCCGTTACTGGAATGCTGTTAATATTTAGATCCTATCTTAGACACTTAGTTGAGCCTGGAACAAACGTTGACAAGCGAATATCTCTAGCATTAAACTTTAAGTAGGATTCTTCGAGTTTCTAATACGTTGTATAAACTCTTTGTGCCCAACACTAGGACGCATTTTTTCAAAAGTTCTAGACTCTCGTAGATAGTTTTCGGCAGCTTCTTTAGTCTGCACACTCATCATTTCATATTCATTTTTAATCTGCTCCAAATCAAACAATTTAAGACCTGTAAGAATATGTAAAAAGTGTGCTTCACTAAATAGTTTATAATCAGTAGCACCCCTAAAATCATCAGCTATAGGTAAATTCTTACGCCACTTTGATAAATTTTCAGCAAGACTATCTGGCAGTTTTATCTTTGCAACATCTTTCCAAAAATCTGTATTATCCTTCTTTGTAATATAGTGCAGTATAACAAAATCTCTGATATTAGTTAAAATGTCAGATACATCTTTATTATATTTTTCTATAGTTTTGTCATCATAGTTAGGTAAACGATGCATTAATAAAAATGCCTGCTGAATACTTGTACCTATACTAGTAGCTTCCAACGGCTCAACAAAACTGGCACTCAGTCCTATAGCACAACAGTTTTTAATCCATACTCGATCTAACGCACCTGGATCAAATCTAAGTTCTTTAGCAACATTTACTTCATGTCCTAGAAACTTTTCAACTTCTGCCTTTGCTTGTTCGTGAGTAATATAATCGCTGTCAAATATATACCCATTGCCGCTACGTCCCCACACTGGTATTTTAAACATCCAGCCATAGTCCATTGCTTGTGCAACGGTCCACATATTATATTCTTCAGTATCTTCCATAGGAAATACAATGGCAGCTTTCATTTTAAGATATTCGCTGTACGATTGCCATTTGGCTCCCATCTTAGATATTAGTAGCTTACTAAATCCTGTACTATCTATATAAAAATCTGCGTTGTATTTGCCTTCTTCACCAACAAGCTGATCAATCTCTCCATCCTCGTTAAACTCCACATTGAGTATTTCGTCGTCAATAACTTTGATCTTTCTAAACTTAGCAACTTTAGTAAGAAACTCATTAAGTTTATTTGTATTAAAATGATATTGATTATAAGGGGGAGGAGCCCCTGGTTCTAGTCTATCTGCAAATACTCTATTTTCCCAAGTTAATGGAGGATTAAAAAACTTATTAGGAGCATTAGATGATAATAATTTACCGTAGATAGTAGGATACTGGCCATTTTTCATATCATTTTCTGGACCAATACTATGCAGATAATCGGCAGTACCCCAACCTTTAAACATGATACCGGACTTAAATGTAGCATCGCATTGTTGGATAACTGTCTGAGCAGACACTCCAATATATTGCATGAACTCATTCCAGTGCTCGGTGCTACCTTCACCGACACCAATAATGCCTATACGTTTAGAACGAATAACCTCAACTTCGCAGTTTGGGAATCGCATTTTTAAAATTAAGGCAGCAACAAATCCTGCCGTACCTCCTCCAACAACGGATATTTTATCTAGTTTTTTCATGATTGTTGCTCGTAGTTAAATTTAGAAATAAAGAATAACAAAGTTAATCTTGGTGCCCCTGTACTAGTTATAAAGCTATTTGGCCTATGAAATATTTTAGAATCATACGCTATTAATCTGTTATACTGATTGCCGATGCGAATGGTTTCTTTAAACTGAGTTTGATTTCTGTTAAATCCTGCGAGGTATTCGGAAGTCACTTCTCCTGTAAAATGAAACTTTCTTCTAGCCTCAGCATCGTCAGGGAGTTCTTCAGCATACCCATTAAACATTGATGTCCCAGCATCAAAGTTAGATTCGCCCGGTGTTAGATATACTAATCCTGCTAAGTTTCCAATGTCGTTATGTATCCACCCTGTGTTAAGTTCAGGATGATCATATACTTCATTGATGTGAAATGATACATTTATTTCATACATACTGATACCTGGGAACACATTGTAGCTTAATCGATTAGCAAACCATTTACCAAACTCTCTAACTTCTATATCATCACTAGCCATTAGATTATCTGTTCGTTTACCCGGATATACTTTTGCATGTTTATATTCTAATCGGCCTGCTAGATCAATTGCTGCCTGAGGATTGTTAAGATAGTCATCTCGACACACTAGATAGTTTTCAAATGGATGAATCATAGAGTCTCAAAATCAAAGTTAATAACAATCCTAGAACTATAGTTTACAGGAAAGTTGCCAGCATGGTATCTGTGCCCGTTAAAAAATAAACCAACACCTTTTTTAGGAGTAACTCTTAATAGCTCAGGCAGTGGTTCTGCAAATACAGGGTTGTATATTTCTTCTTGCGGATTAAAAATTTTATCAAATATTATAGTATCACCATCACTATTATCAACATAATATACTAGTGTGCTGTAAGGACTGCCTGTATTAAAATCAACATGGGGTGCCGCATACTTAGAATCTGTATGTTCTATACCTTTATGAGTATATCGTAATCGTACTCTAAGCAATCGTGTTACTTGTATCCCTGTTTTCTCACTAAAGAAATCAAGTATTGCTCTAAAGAAATCAAAATGTACTGAAGTAGCATTGCCGTCAAACGCCATATGAAAGAATCCGACATCATCAGTAATATTAGTATCAACATACTGCGGAGTTGTTCCTGGACCAAAATGATCAGGATGACCTATTCGATGTAATAGGAACCACGGAAAGTGATTTTCTCCTTGTACTCTGTCTATTATGTTATCTTGAAACATTACCGGAATAATGTTTTCAATAATCATAATTTCATCTTTAATATTTAATATCTGAGAAGCCATTTTTATATCTTATATTTCTAAAATAGGTAATGAACTCGTTATATGACATACATTGATGTCCTTCACTAGCCCATTGATCTTGTAGGCCATAGTAATGCTCAGTGGCTAAATCTCGTAGTACGCCTTTGCCTGGTAGTACCATATCTAAATCTTTATCACCAGATTTAGCATTAAGTAAGTTTAATCCAGCCATAACGTAACTATATAATGGCCACCCTGCACTTCCTGGATAGTTAGGAAAATCGTTTGCACTAGGCACTTTAGTTTTTGCCATCAATAACAACTCTTCAACATATGGAGTTTTAGTAATACCAGTATTAATCATGCGCCAAAATTCACTGTCTCGACGCCCTCCCATATAATGCATTACTAGGAAATCCTTAACATCATCATATAGTTCTCTAGTACGCTGATTATACCTGCGTCTTGATCCTTCGTTTATAGTATCTGTTATATCATTTTTTAAATATTCAAATACAAAATTATGAGCTTGAACAATAGTAGAATGAATACTAGTAGCTTCTAATGGTTCTAAAAATGCACTACTTAAACCAATAGCTAGACAGTTTTTAACCCACGCACTTTCTTGACGCCCTGCATCAAACTTAATAGTACGTATGGGTTCTATTGGCTGACCCAGTATTGTTTCAATTTCTTCTTGTGCTTTATCAGCAGTTGTAAAGGCATCGCAAAACACATAACCACAACCTTTTCGATCCATTAAGGGAATCTGCCACATCCAGCCATTTTTTTGTGCCCATGCTGTAGTATATGGTTCGGGCATTTCTCCCGGTTTATATTTCAGCTGAAACGGCAAGCCGGTATTTAACGGTAGGTTTTTTTGATAGCTAACCCATGTACTTGCCATATGTTTCATTAATACTTTATTAAATCCTGAGCAGTCTATAAAAAAATCACCTTCAACTATTTGCTCAGTTTTTAATGTTACTGATTTTATATACCCGTTAAGACTGTCTAAGGCAACACTAACAACTTCATCATCTATATGAGAAGCTTTTTCACTTGTTAAAGTTATCTTCTTAAAATATTTTCCTACAAGCAACGCATCAACATGCATGGCATGAGAATACGAATCAAATCTACCAGTATTTTTATTAAAGTTAGACAAGCCCTTGTCAATCCAATAGCCGCATTTAGCAACATTAATTAGATCGCTATTACTTAATCGATTTAGTCCCCATGAAAATAAAGGATCAGGGATAGCATCTCTGGTAGCAGAACCGTCAATTGGACCAATATATGCTTGGTCAATATCGGTTGTCCATCCTTTATGCCGGATAGCATATTTTAAAGTTGCACCTGTCTCTGCAATAAACTCATTATGATCACATCCAAAGTCTTGAACTAGGTTGATTAAGATGTCGGTCATACGTCCGGTAGTACTTTCACCGACTCCAACAACCCCAATTTTACTAGACTCGATTACAACAATCTCATGATGCGGGTGTCTTTTACTAATCATTAGTGCAGTAACCCAACCAGCGGTACCACCGCCTACAATAACTATCTTCATGTGCTTCCTTATTTTATATATATGTTACAACAAATACAACTCTTCGAGTTCCCGGTTCAGGATACCGATGTGCATGCCACTGCTGATGAAATGCTACCGCAGTATATTGTTCACATGGTACCATATAGCTAGCAGAAAAATCTTCAGGCCATATAATAGTTTGTCCATCTTTACATGTATTTAGATACATAATAAAGTTACAATGCGGCCACGGATGATCTAAGTGTGGCTCGGTATGTTCTATACCATTGTACCAGTTAAGATTTAAATTTGCTCTAAATATCTTAGAATATTTTAGATTATTCTCAATCATAAATCTATGGAATATCTCAATAAAAAATTCATAGTAGATTGAAAAATCACTTGCAGGACGATCCATATGGGACTCATTTGCATCTTCACTTCTACGTAATAGTGTGTGACTTAAAAATGGGCCATTATAATGCGATAACAACGGTTGAATCCATTCTGGCAAATGTTTATTAAAAAACTCGGGCGTGTCAAATGTTTGACTATTTTGCCAGAACCATGGAAACTTAGGACTCATAATAAACTTCTCAATATGATTTTTTTCACCTTGGTGAAGAGTAACTGGCTTAATGGTCATTGTATCTATCATATTCTTGGTATTCTTAAGTTAAATATTTAACTTAATTTTAAGTACCTGCTTGCAAGTCTGAAGCGCCATATTCTACAAATAGTTGTATATTCGATGATAAGTAGTTAAAATCATTCTAAACGGAGTATTTAATGACCACTGAAAATTTAGATTTATCAAATCAAGACACTAGCTTTACTAACGATATCGACTTAGCTTCCCCTGTGGCAAATTTGGAGATTGTATCAATCAACATGACAGAGTTTTTATCAGCAGAACAATGTAATCAAATACTTGATAGCTGTATCGAAGAGTTATGGCTACCAGTAGGAGTTGTTGGAGACAATACAAAGTTTCATGCATCTCGAAGACAAAAACTTCGAGGCGATGTTGACGGTTTCCCTTTTATGAATATTAGAGAGATAACAAAAAGCGCAAATGACACCATTTACGACTTTAACTTGTTAGGTATTATTGATCAAGATTTCCCGCAAGTTTTTAAATATGCAACAAAAGACTTTTATAACTGGCATATTGAACTAAGTCCAATCACTCCATCACGCAAGATAACATTTATTATTAACTTGTCTGATCCATCAACTTATACTGGCGGAGATATTGAGTTCTTAAATGTAGACGCAGGTAATGCAAAAACCAACGAGCACGGATCATGTTTAACATTCCCGTCATTTATGCCTTGGAGATTAACTCCTGTTACTTCAGGAGTTAAGCACGTTATTATTGGACACGTACACGGAGCATTGTTTAAGTGATACTTGAGTATAACTATTGGTTCTTTAAAGCCGCGATACCTGCAACTATATGTGATCAAATAGTTGAGATAGGTCTAACATCTATGCTTGAACAAAAAGCAAAATTTGGATCTGCGGCAACTAATGGTACAACAGGTGGATGGAAACAAAAGACAGATGATAGTTCGATCCCAGTAAACTCATCATCTGTTGCCGCCCTTAAAAAGAAAAAACAAGATTATGACTCTGCGTATGTTAGAGATTCTAATGTTACATTTTTAAGCAATCCTGAGTTATATAACTTAGTATGGCCATTTGTACACGAAGCTAATAAAAATGCCAAGTGGAATTTTGACTGGGATTATACTGAAGATTTTCAGTTTACTAAGTACGGCCCTGGACAGTTTTACGGTTGGCACACTGACTCAACACCGTTTCCGTATCGACAGTTTGACCCCACTGTTGACAATGTTCGTAAGAATCCAGACGGTACTGATTATATAGATATGTACGGTGCTACATTACCTGAAGATTTAAACACTACAGGTAATCCAAAACTTGTTGGAAAAATAAGGAAACTAAGTGTTACATTAAGCCTTAATGATCCTAAAGAATACTCAGGCGGCAATCTTAGATTTGATCTTGGGCCACACAGGACTGATAGATACCATACCTGCACTGAAATACGACCAAAAGGATCTATTGTAGTATTTCCAAGCCATATTCATCATCAGGTAACGCCTGTAACTAAAGGAACTCGATATAGTTTAGTATCATGGCACTTAGGAGCACCGTTTAAATGACCAACCCTGCACTATTCAAAGAACAAAAATATCTAAATCTCAAAAGATTAGTACCTTTAAATCTTTGTAAAGTTATTACAAAATATGCATTACTAAAAGAACAGCATGAGTTTGAACCAGATTTGGGACCACATGCTCAAGTAGAAAATGCTCATGCAGTATACGGTGATACACTAATGGAAACTATGTTATATTTCTTGCAATCGCATATGGAGCAAAATACTGGTCTTTCATTATGCCCAACTTACTCTTATTACAGGGTATATCGTCCTGGCATGTCTTTAGCAAAACACCTTGACCGCCCAAGTTGCGAAATAAGCACTACAATTTGCTTTGGCTTCGATTATAAAGAAGTGGATCCAACATATCGTTGGGGTATGTACGTTGGCGATAACGTGCTAGTACCGCAAGATGCAGGCGATTTAATAGTATATAGAGGCTGCGAAGTAGAGCATTGGCGTGAACCATTTGATGCGGGTTTAAATAGTTATCAAGTACAGGCATTTTTTCATTATATAGATAAAGATGGAAACTTTTATCCAGAGTATGCGTTTGACGGCCGCCAAAGTTTAGGCTACAAAAATAAATAGTCGCGTAAGCATAAATAAATGTAATAGAGAACCAGCACTACGCTAAGGAGATTTAAATGTCAAAAGTTTTTACACACGACGATGTATTAGAAGTTACAAAAGCGAGCTATCTTATTGGAGTAGAAGCCGTTTGGTGTAATATCTTATTTAAAGGATGCACTAATCCTGCAGAATTTTATGCAAGTCCACATGCAAATAATGATTTTGCTAAAGATATGTATAATAGATTACAAAACGGAGAATACGGCGAACTAACACACGGTCTAGGCGAATATCGTACTCAACCCAAAGAGCAGAGCGAGGTTGAAGCCGATGTTATTGCTAAACGTAATCAACTGTTATTAGAAAGTGACTGGACTGATAATGCTCCAGCACAAGCAAGATTTTCAGATACTGTAAAATCTGCATGGTCAGCCTATCGCCAATCCCTACGCGATATTACAACGCAACCTAGTTTTCCATGGGATCCTATTTGGCCAACTACTCCTTAAAAGATCTTAACCAATAAAAAAGGCAGAATATATCTGCCTTTTTTTACGACTATAGTATATTACTGTGTATACTGATCTGGTAACGGATTACCAGCGGACGGACTAGGACCAATGATTCTTAAATCTTGTTCTACTTCATCTTCATATATTGCACAATCAGTAAGTAAGAACTGGCCAGCAATACTTGATGCATTGATCAGCGCAGTTTTAACAACATTTGTTGGATCAATGATACCAATCTCAAACATATTTCCAAATGAACTATCACTGGCATCATAACCAAATTCGTCATTGCCTTCAGTAACCTTATTAACAATAACATCAGGACTGTCTCCGGCATTTAATGCGATTTGACGTAAAGGTTCTTCCATTGCACGAAGTACTACTTGGATACCGGCGTCTTGCTCAGAGTTTGCGCCTTTAAGAAGTTTTAGTTTTTCACGTACTCTAATATATGCGACTCCGCCACCTGGCAAAACACCGTCTTTAATTGCGGCTCTAGTAGCATGTAGTGAGTCGTCAATGCGATCTTTTTTCTCACCGCGTTCAACTTTTGTAGCAGATCCAACACGAATTACGCCAATACCGCCTGACAAGTTAGCAATACGTTCACGATGGTCATCTTTACCAAACAATCCATCTAGTTCTAACTGGTCAATACTTTCTTGTATAGTTGTAATACGTTGAGCGATCAACTCTTTATCGCCGTGACCGCCAATAATTGTAGTCGAGTGCTGAGTAATTTCAACTCTATTAGCTTGACCACAATCTGATAGTTCTGCACTTTCAACACGACGGCCTGTAGTGTCTGAAATAACTTTTCCGCCTGTTAGAATAGCAAGGTCTTCAATTAAGTGTGCTCGACGTTTACCCTTCCATTCAGGACCGCGTACTGCACACGTTTGAATAGCACCGTTAGCATTATTAATAACTAGTGTTGCTAATACATCGGCTTCGATGCTTTCTGCAATGATTAAAAATGGACGTTTAGTCTGTACTAACTTTTCTAAAATCTCCATACAGTCGTTCATATTTAAGATTGGACGCTCACTGATTAAAATATAAGGATTTTCTAAAATACATTTTTGTTTTTCAGAATTAATAAAGTAAGGGCTTAAAAAGCCCTGCTCCCACATCATTCCATTTACTTGAGCAAACTCATCTCGAAGACCAGTTCCGTTTTCTACAGTAACTACTCCGTGCTTGCCTACTTTAACTAGTGCGTCAGCAATAAGTTGCCCCATTTCTGGATCGTTATTTGCACTAATAGTTGCAACCTGTGCAATAGTAGACGGATCAGAACAATCTTTGCTTACTTTTTCTAGTTCTTCTACGGCTAGTGCTACTGCTTTATCAATACCGCGCTTTAGATTAATAGGACTAATGCCAGCAGTAACAAACTTTAATCCTTCACGGATCATAGATTGTGCTAAGACTGTAGCAGTAGTAGTGCCATCACCGATATCGTCGCTAGTCTGTGACGCAGCCTGTTTAATCATGCGTACACCGATATCAGCTAGCTTGTCTTCTAAAAAGATTTCTTTAGCAACAGTAACGCCGTCTTTAGTAACATGAGGAGCCCCAAACTGTCTTTGAATAACTACGTTGCGGCCTTTTGGTCCCAACGTTACTTTAACTGCATCCCCTAGAATATTAACACCTTTAACTAACCGATCTCTTGCTGATTGTCCAAATGTTACAACTCTATAATTAATCTTTGCCATCTGTAGCTCCTTCTTTTATGATACCTAGTACCTCATTTTCTTCAAGAATCAAGTATTCTTCTTTATCAAGTTTAATAGGATGACCTGCATATTTTGGATATACGATAGTCATACCAACTTGAATCACCATAGGTAATAGTTTACCATCGTCATTCATTGCACCATCACCAACAGCTAAAACTGTACCTTTGGTTGGACGTTCTTTAGTATCTTCTGAAAGCACTAGCCCAGATTTAGTTCTAAGATCGTCCTCAATTTTCTTTACAAGAATACGATCTCTAATCGGAACAAACTCTGTCATAAAATCTCCTTAATAACAATAATCATGTGTAACTATATATCAGTTTTTATACCACATCAAGCAAACTCTGGCTAAATCAGTTCAATGATGTCAAATACAGTTTGCAGTTTAGTTCGAATTATTTTGTTACCAAAACTATTTCTAAGGCCTTGGTGTAGAGGCTTTGGGGCATGATCTAGTGTGGACCATGCCCAACCTTTGTGTTCGTTGCTTAGTGTAGGAATAAACTCAGAGTCTATAACACACAAATATGTGTGAAAGTTAAACACAGTATCGTTACTGACAAAAGTTTCAAGTGGGATTGTTTTTAAGATGGCGGGCATGGTGCCTATTTCTTCTACAACTTCTCTCTGTAGACCTTGCCATGCTGACTCACCTTCTACGTTAGTGCCGCCAACTAGGCCCCATGTGCCCGCGTGTTTGCCCTCTGCTTTTTGTAGCAGGAGAAACCTACGAGTTGATTTAGCGTAAAAAAGTGCGCCACTACATACAATCTGTTCTGACATGTATGTAATTATCTTATATAATTAAGCGCCACTGTCCTTTTGAGTACTCACCTTCAAATGCACGGATCCACTCATGATCTTCGTACTTGTACTGTACGCCAGTGCGGATGTTTGTGGTATATACTATGCCTTCGGGCAAGGTCAATCTAGTCCATGCTGTACCGTCAAATTCTACAATACTGTTTGCCGGTGCTGTAAAGTTTGCCCATGCCGGTGTATTGTCAGGAATATCATTCAACAACAACACACGTTGACCTTGTACAGGAGTTCCTGGATTGTATGTTTCAGGATTAACAATAGCATCTACAGTGCCCCAGTTGGCACTATTACGTGCAGGGCCAGCAATAACTGTGTTGGTATTGTAAGTGTCCCGATCAAATGTAATACTCAATCTAGTTTCATTTACAGGATTAAGTGCCACTGTGCCTATAACTTCGTTGCCGTTAGGCTGTGTTAAAAATAACTGACTACTTCCTGCTTTGAAATTGGTAAACTGATCCAACAACAAGCGCCAGTTAAGATCATTACCGTATTTTTTCCACAGCGTATCGCCAATGTCCGGTAATGCTTGTATTATTGCACTTGGGTCCAACAACTCTGCGTAGTAGTTGCCGCCCTCATTGAACACAAATATATTAAATCCACCAATTGTCACAGTTTCTTGTGTTTCAAATGTGTATTCGTTGTCATGAATATTCATTACAATATCATGAATAACGCCAAGACGTTTGACTTTACTAGGAGCACTGATCCAGATAGGAGTTTCTAATGTCAATGTGCCAATGTCTATTTCACTTTCTGTGCCCTGCGGAACTTGTCGACTGGTAAATGTAATGTCAGTAAGTTCAACCACACTCAAACTGGTCCAATCCACATAGTTATCTGTGGTCTGTATTTCTAAACTGGGATTAAACATCATCATGATCTGTTCCATGATCTGTAGTTTTTGGTCAGTATTGGTTGACCATATGTCCGCTTTAACTGTTAACTTGTAGGGAGTGGGCATTAGGCGTTCTACAGTATAACCGCTGCCTTGATTTTGACTGTAACCAATAAATGCGCCAGTGTTATCATATATCTTTTCACGCTCGCGAATATTCACTTTGCTAATATGCGTGGCATCTGCAAGCCGTGTTCGATCTAGTTGTACATTGCTAATATAAACAGCAATACGTGGAGCACTGGGCAGTTTGTTTTCGCTGTTGGAATTTAGTATACTAGCAACCTGTCGACTCATGTCACCATATAACACAGGCACAACAATCTGTTTGCCAGTACCATCTTGATATTTGTAGCCGCTTAACATGCGGATTAGTTGTCCAACATAACGTCGGATTTGTCCATCATAGAACCACTGCATTATAGATCCGCCTCAGGTTTAATTTTTCTTAGTGCTTTGCTGACTGCTTGACGTTGCTCAACAAATTTGGCAAACACTGTGTAACGTATTCTTGTACCTGTCACCACTATTTCAGGAATAGTAAATCCAAACTTGCCGCTGACATTTTGATTGGTAACATTTTGTGCTTGACTAGATTCGTTTAACCATGCTTCAACTCTAAAGTTAGCATTGTAATCTAGGCTAGTAACAATAACAACATTTGACGGATTGACAGCAAATTGTGTGGTAATGCTTGCAGGATCAAATGCCTGGCCAGCAACAAGAGTATCCCAACCTGCCTTGTCAATACCACTGATTGCAGTATTGTTGATAAAGCTGGTCTTGAGAGTCTGGCGTGTGTCAGTGTTGGTCATTGTCATGCGGACATTGTCTTCCTGTTTGACCCAACGGCTTCCGTCCCATGAGAATAGTCTATTGGGCAAGTAGTCTGTGCGTAGGAATGTGTCACCTCTAACAGGACCAAATGGAAACTGTATGCCAAAACCAAATTGTGCATCACTGGCTAACGGACCATTAGGCTGTTTTCCGTCTTCTATTAGATAACCTTTGTAGCCATCCCTAACAGGAGGTGCATTAATATTACTAACATTGCCATCAATATCAGACACACTGTCAACTGTGTCGTCAACGGTGTTTAGTAAACTGCGACCAGTTAATGGATCTACTGCCAGTGTATAGTACTGACTGGTTTCATATCCGCTTAGAGGAGCATCGTTTTCTGCTTCTGCAATCACAGCCGCATTGACTTCCAATGATATATTGTAAGTGCTCATTAGATCAGCAAGAGTATCTTGTGTGTCGGGTGCCCATGCTGTGGGATCTGGTGGCGTCAACTGTGTTCCTTGTGAGCCAACAGCCGTAATTACCGTGTACACTTGTCCGTTATACATGACAGTTTGTCCTGGATAATATGTTTTAGTTGGATCAAATGCACCTGCATAGGTATCTGTATTTGCCGGCTGATTAAGAATGTCAGCAAACTCTTGACTTGCTGTGATGGGTTTTAGTTTGACTCGATACAGGTGTGGATACCATGTGGCTGAGAAGCCTTCTGCCGCACGGTTGATTTCTTCTACCACATAATACTTTTTAATAGCTGCCGCAAAGTTGCGTAGATTGTGGATATCAGGTA